TCCTCTATGCAATTAAAGGCAAGAAACCTGTTACGCACATTTACCCCGATGTCATCCAGGCAGTTGCTGATAGTCAAGAGTCTCATGGTGCTCAGAAATCCGTTGCTGTGTTTCAGAATCTACTTCAGCGTTCGGTATCTCCGGGCGACCTTGTGCTTGACCCGTGTGCTGGTACGGGTACTACCGCACTTGCCGCGCACAATCTCAAGTGCCGTGCGACGTGTATTGAGCAGTCGGCTGAATACTTCGGCGTGATGTGTAAGCGCGTACAGTCTCTTTAAGTTCCAACCGTACCTGGGAGGTACTAAGTGGGTGTTAACATCAGGCCCGTCGGGCCATGCCCTGCCCGCGTAATGATAGTCGGGGAGTTCCCCGGCGAACAGGAACTCGCACGGGGAGAGGCATTCTGCGGCTATACCAGTCGTGACCTTGGCAACATGCTCGCGGAAGCTGGCATTCCAATAGCTAGCTGCTTCATGACACTCGCAGTGCGTGAGCGCCCGCCGAAGAACGACCTCTCCCTGTTTATCAGTAAACTCAAGAAACCCAAACATCCTGGCATGGTTCAGGTGCATGGTAAGTGGTGCGAGCCATGCGTGAAAGAAGGGCTTAGCATTCTGGCCCGCGAGATCGAGCTTTGCAATCCCGATGTTATCATAGCATTAGGGGATGCTGCGCTATTCGCTCTGACGGGACACCGCTCTGCTAGCCGCTGGAGGGGTTCCGAACTCGCTTGTTCCTTACCCCTTGGCCTCGGTCGGCAGGTTCGAGTTATTCCGACGTATTCTCCGGGCCTCCTGTATGGCAGTCCTGAATGGCGTCCTATCGCAGTTTACGATATGCGGCGGGCAGCAAGGTGGATTGGGAAGCCGGAAATTGTTTGGCCGGAATACAATTTTATAATCCGGCCAAACAAGTACCAAGTTTCCAACGTCATTCAGCAACTCTACTTCCAGATAGGGCGCGGACCCCGCAAGCTCGCCGTGGACATCGAAACCCGCGCGCAACAAATAGCCTGCATCGGCATTGCCTGGTCCCCGACTGAGGCTCTCTGCATCCCCTTGATGTGTGTGGAACGCCCGTCTGGCTACTGGTCCCTGGACGACGAGGTCGAGCTGATGTTTGGCCTCTACCGTCTCCTCACCCACCCCAACATCCAGGTGATTGGCCAGAACTTCCACTACGACATCCAGTACTTCCAACGCTATCTCCTCTACGCCCCTCGTGTCTGCCGTGATACCATACTCTCTCAGCATGTCCTCTTTGCTGGGATGCGCAAGTCCCTCGACTTCCAGGCTTCCCTCTACTGCGACCGCTACACCTATTGGAAAGAGGAATCGAAAGACTGGGATCCGAAGATCGGCGAGGATCAGCTTTGGCAGTACAACTGCAAGGACGCCTGCGCAACGTACGAAATTGACACAGTTCACTGCGACCTCATCCCCCGTATGGGGATGCAGGAGCAGCAAGACTTCCAACAGCTCCTCTTCTGGCCCGTCCTCGAAACCATGAACCGTGGGCTGCGCATGGACAACCGGCGCAAGGGGGAATTGGCCCTGGAGCTCATGGAACAGATCGAGGCCCGTCGTCATTGGCTCTTCCAGGTCTTGGGCTACGAACTCAACCCCAAGTCCTCTCCGCAGATGCAAACCCTTTTCTACGAGGAACTCCAGTGCAAACCAATCATAAACAAAAAGACGAAGGCAGTAACCTGCTCCGACGAGGCGTTGCAGACGCTTTCCGAGAAAGAGCCACTACTACTGCCGCTAGTGCAAAATATCTCCGACATCAGATCGCTCGGAGTGTTCTTATCCACCTTCATTTCTGCTCCTGTGGATGTGGACCAGAGGATGAGATGCTCCTTCAGCATTTCAGGAACGGAGACATATCGTTTTTCCAGTTCGCAGAACGCCTTCGGGAGTGGCATGAACCTGCAGAATATCCCGAAAGGCGGCGACTTGGCGGCAACAGGCGCAAACCTGCCAAACGTTCGTAGCTTGTTCCTGCCCGATCCCGGGTATGAGTTCTTCGACATCGACCTCAGCGCGGCGGACCTTCGCATCGTTGTCTGGGAGGCGGATGAACCGGACATGAAGCAGATGCTGCGCGAAGGCCTGGACCCCTATACCGAGATAGCGAAGGAGTTCTACTCGGATCCCAGTATCTCCAAAAAGGATGCGCGGAGACAGAAGTTCAAGTCTTTCGCGCACGGCACGAACTACCTGGGTACTGCGAAGGGGCTCGCCAGCCGACTTGGTCTCAGTGTCCACGAGGCCGAGCGGACACAGAAGTGGTACTTCGACCGCTTCCCCAAGATCAAGCAGAACCAGGAACGCCTCATCCGACAGGTAAAGGAGCGCAGGTACGTCCAGAACATCTTCGGCTATCGCTTCTACTTCCAGGGCCGTATCGAAGGAACCGTCTTTAACCAAGCGGCAGCATGGATACCGCAGTCCACGGTCGCTTGCATCATCAACCGTGGTTATGTTAACATCTGGCGGAACCATCCGCACATTCAGGTCCTCCTGCAAGTCCACGACTCACTTGCCGGACAGTTCCCGGCCAATCTTCATGAGTTGGCTTGCAAGCAGGTTGTGGAAGCGTGTTCTATTCAGCTCCCGTATGCTGACCCTCTCACAGTTCCCGTCGGCATCGTAACCAGTACCAAGTCCTGGGGGGATTGTAAATGATTAACACACTGGTAATCCTCACTCTAATCGGCTTATTCATCGGATTGTGTCTCGACGGCTTTCAGGACTAATCTCCCAATGGCCCGTCACTTCTCCAACTGGCTCCAAGCCTACCTGGACTACGCCTCGTACTCCGAGGCTCCCCGCCGTATGCACTTCTGGACGGGTGTGTCCGCCCTCGCAGGCTGTTTGCAAAGGAAAGTATGGATCGACCAGGAATACTTTAAGTGGCACCCGAACTTTTACATCATCTTTGTAGCTCCGCCAGGGGTTGTATCGAAGTCAACCACTGCCGGTATTGGTATGCGTCTCTTGCGGCAAGTCCCGGATGCGAAGTTTGGGCCAGATGTCGTGACATGGCCAGCGCTTATCACAGCCTTTGGCGAGTCTACGAGCAGTTTCGATTACGCGGGGAAGATGTACCTGCAGTCAGCGCTGACCCTGGAGTCGTCGGAGTTCGGGAATCTGTTCAACCCCAGCGATCGGGAGATGGTAGACTTGTTCGTGAACCTCTGGGACGGAAAGACAGGGACGTTCGAGAAAAAGACGAAAAACAACGGGTGCGACTCAGTTCCGAATCCGTGGATAAACTTGATCGCCTGTACAACGCCGAGCTGGATTGCGGGAAACTTCCCGGAGTACTTAATTGGCGGTGGCTTCACGTCGCGCTGCGTATTCGTATACGCGGATACGAAGTCGAAGTTTGTGGCATACCCGAAACTGTGTGTACCCGCCGGAATGCGGGAAACCGAACAGAAACTTGTGGAGGATTTGCGTCATGTATCGGCGAACTTATGCGGAGAGTATAGCCTTAGCCCAGAAGCGATACTATGGGGTACCCAGTGGTACATGGCCCTCCACACCAATCGCCCCGAACACCTTGACGACGAACGCTTCGGCGGGTACGTTGCCCGCAAGCAGACGCACATCCATAAGACTGCAATGGTCCTGGCTGCGTCAACGTCGGACGAACTCATTATTACTGCCGAGCATCTACAGGTAGCCGATTCCATGGTTACTGACCTTGAAGAGTCCATGCTCAAGGTGTTCGCCCGCTGTGGGGTAAGCGACAAGTCCGACTACGCTGACCGAATTATCAACTTCGTTACCAGAAGACACCATGTACACTACTCCGAAGTCTACAGACATATCCACACCGTCCTCCCCAGCGCCAGAGACTTCGAGGATGTCCTTGCCGGATGCCTCCGCTCTCGCAGGATCCGGGCAGTCAGCTGCCCGGATGGAGTCTACCTGGAACCGTGGGATGCTGGTGATAAGCTGGACGAGGCCGAGGGAGAGCTGAGACGGCGGGCGCAAGAACAAGAGGAAAAGAGAATCGGCCAGCTCCCTGCGTGAGGGGAGCTGGCCGAGTAGTGACTTCGTGTGCACGGTCGGGCTACCAGAGCCCCAGGGCATTCCCCAGTCCGTATACTGCACCGGGGATAATGCTCAGCCCGAAAGTCTCTGGGGCAGCCGCCGCTCCGCCTTCCATTAACGCCGCTTCCGAAGCCGCGTCCGTGCCGAGTTCTGCGACTGCTGGTGCGGCCTCTGACGCTAGCGCTTCCCCACCGCCGCCAAGTAATTGGTCTACGATGGCCTGACTTCCGTCCATACCGAGCGCGCCCGTCGCATCCCCCGCCGAGGCCATACCCGCAGCCGAATCCGCGACCTGCGGCATCGCCGGGGCAGCTCCTTGAGCCATGCCGATATTCCCGGCATACGTCCCCGCACCACCAAACAAGTCCGGTACCGAAGCATCGCCCATCGCGCCACCGGCCATGGCTCCCGGGCCACCGCCGATACCCACACCACCGAGTGTCGTTGGGTCCGCTCCCCATGCCTTCGCGGCCATGCTCGTCTCTCCCAGCCCCAGCGCGTTCTTCATGGCAGAGACGGGGCTCTTCCCCGTAAGCATGTTGACTAAGCTCGCACCCTGCATCGCCCCACCGAGACCGCTTCCCGCAGCCCCAGTTCCCTGCATCTGCCCGCCCGCCTTCGCGGTCATGGCATTGATGAGCTGCTGCTTTCCTTCGGGACTGGCGACTTGGGGGCTCGGCGGTGCACCAAACTGCATTCCAGGCGAGGCCGGAGGAGCCATCCCGCCCGTCCCGCCTTGCCGCGTCGGATCGGGGGCACTCGGCATAAATATTTGCGACAGCCACGAATCGATATCCGCACCAGGGGTGCGTTGACGCTGCTGCCCATTGGCATTGGTATTGGAGTTGCGGAAATACCTTTCTGCTTCCATATCAGTCTCCTGGTGGGAAAAGTGGGGGGAGTTAACAGTCCTCCCCCGAGTTGTTCGTGTTACTTCAGCTCAAAGTGAACAAGGTCGTTGAAAGTTTGGTCACTACGATCTCCGTCTCCGTCCCAGTCGCCGCCCCACCTCAGCCCGATCCCAAGCTCCTTGGCCTTGGCAACAACGAACTGGCCGAACTCAATGCAATCGTGGGCGGACCAGCTAATGGCCCCTGCGATGAACGGCGCAACGTCTACGGCCTGGCTTGGGCGCTTGCAGTGTTTGCCCTGCGGCCAGCGCAACTTGCTCTTGCCCTCATTGAAGTAGCGGTCCTGGTCTTCCTGGCTCCGCGCCCCTTCTATGATGGTACAGTCTCGCTCCGCGACGACAGCCTTAAACAATTCCTGAAGCGCGGGTTCGCAGGTCGCCAACCTTTGAAGTGACTTCTCGCTGAAAGTACTCATTTACCAGCTCCTAAGATGTTTTTGAGTTTCTCGCTGCCCTGGCTGGAACCGTAGTAGAACGTGACCCCGGCAATCCAGGCCGTGCCGAGCGAACCGATCATGGTCAAGAGCAAGTCTTTACTGCCATCGGCAGGCGGCTTGTACCACATTAGGATGAGCATCCCGAAAAAGCCCGCCGTCAGCACAAGCATCAGTACCCCCGGCACCCACGAGCCTGTCGTCTCTTGCATGTGCCGAGCCGTGCTACGATCCTGCATGGCGAGGTCTTCCAGCTTAACCCCTGCGTCCAACAGCGATTGCTTGAACGCATCATCCGCCTTCCGCAGTTCCAAATACTGATCGGGTGGGAGCTTCGCAAGCGCGGCGGCGGTGGACTCCGCAGTCGTGTCTTCTGGCAGACCAAGGAACTTTGTCAAGATGCTGATCGCTCCACCAGCAATGACCCCCACCGGTCCACCAATACAGGTGGCGAGTGTAGGAGCAACAGAGAGAAGGGATTTCCCTACATCAGCCCAATTCATGGCTACCCCCGCAGGATGAAGCCGCAGATGAACCCAATGGCCAGCCCGCCGATGCCATAGATGATCTTCTGGGTCTTGGCGACTGCTTCGGCTCGGAGCACCAGAGTATGCAGTTCAAGCTTGGCCTTGCCTTCGAGCAGCAGGATCTTGGTCTTGATGTCCTCGAAAATTTTCATGGATGCCTCCTAGTGGTGGAAAATAAGTTGAACACTGACTTCAAGCAGGCCTACGGCGAGAACAGCCCCGCCCAGGCCCGTGTACACTAATTTGGCGAGCTTTGCGTGCCGCTCGTCTTGGATTGTATTATGCGCCCAAAGTTCCTTGACCCGCTCCAGAGACATTGCGGTGTTCGTCTGATCGGCGGTGCGCAGTTCCTTGGTGCGTTCATCAAGCTGCACTTCGGCCTTGCGGATCTCCTCAAGGATAAATACCGACTCCTTCTCACAGGCTTCGATGCGCATGTCCTGCCGGGCGCAGACGGCCTTGCGCTCGCCCTGGGCTTTGAGTACCTGCTCCAACTTGTCACCGTTGTTACTCGATTGACTCGCAATGCGCTCCAGAGAGGATGTCATGGCTTCGGCCATCTGCTTGATGTCCTTCGCCATCTGAGAAAACATGAGGTCGTGTACAGCGCAGTGGTCGGCCATTGGAAACTCCCGGTGAGGTTGGGGTTTAGGTGGTGGCGCGGGCTTCAACAAAACCAACGTAGCTCTTCACGGCATCCCAAGACACAGGGCTGCGCAGCACTTCTTTGTGCGCCTCGACCAGCACGGGTGCCATGCCGATTAGGTTGCCCTCGGCGTCGTAGGCCGGTCGCTGTTCAGTGTAGGCCGGTACGTCGATGACCACAGACGGATAGGCGCTGACGGGATAGCCGCCATCCCCCTCGATGACCTCCACGCCTTCCGGGGCAGAGGCCAAGAGGCTGCGGGAGAGTTCCACTTCGTTGTTGTGCAAGAGTTTCATGCGCCCTCCTAGCTGATTGTGAGGATGTTAACTGAACCGACGCCTCCGGGGCCGCCGTTGAACCACGCATTGTACCCAGTCCCGCCTATCCCGCCGTTGGCCCGGACTGTGCCGCTGTTCTGGTAGCCTCCGGGCGAGGTAACGGCAGCAACACAGCCGCCGCCCGCGCCACCGCCGCCGCAACAGCCCGTGCCGTCCCCTCCCTTTGCGCCGTCTGCGGAGACGACGCAGCCGGACGCGATGGTGATGGACGGAGAAAACAGCATGAGCAGGCCGCCGCCAGCACCTTGCCCGTTTTGCCCAGTGTTGCTTCCGAGGCCAACGGGGTCGCCAGCGCCACCGCCGGAGGTCCAACTCCCGGTGCAGGCCTGGGCGTTGCCACCAGGGCCACCGTAGTCGCCAGCGGGATATCCGGTGTACCCAGGAGTGCCCTGCGGCCCACCAGAGCCGCCACCGCCAGCGCCACCGGAGCACGGACCACCCTTGCCACCAGCACCGCCAGCTCCCGGATAACCAGCCGCGTTGTTCGAGCCAGCACCACCACCACCACCGGCGGTTTGCAACGCCGTCGCCGTCGCGCCAGCACCGGCGTTGGACGTTCCACCAGACGCGTTGTTTCCGCCCAGACCACCGCCAGCGCCCTCGCCCTGCACCACGAAGGACGCCAGGGAGGGCTTGAGCTTGCGCTTGATGCTCTGCGGCACGAGGTCGAGCACCGTAAGGTTTCCGAAGTTCCCGGCCTTGCCCAGCTTGTCGGTGTTGAGTTTCGCGCCGTTACGGAGCGTGATGGAGCCAGCAACGAATCCGACCAGCCCCTTACAGTTGGTGCTAGGGGCCAACGAAGCCGAGGCTCCATCCAGCACCAGGTTCTGACAGGAGAACGCCGCCGCACCTGTTACGGCATCCGGGGCCACAGTGGCGGCTCCGGTGATGACGATGGCGTTCTGTGTGGCAATATCGGTATACCATTGCACGGTTGTGAACTGGAAATAGTTTTGCGTTGTCTGTCTCAATCTCCAGTAACGATGAGAGCCATATGAACTGAGGTCTATTGTCGTATAAGATGCCCCTAGTGGCACCGTTGTCGCGCTCGATGCGTCTACCCAAGCCCCAGCACTGTCAGCGTATTGCGCCTTGCAATACATATTGTAAGAGCCTGCGTTTATGCTCATCACAACCTTGTTCATGGCAACTGGAGCGCCAAAGTCCCAATCAAAAGCATTCGCAGGGTCACTGTTGATAGAAAAATACGATGAGTTGTTTCCATCCCACAATAGGCTCATTGTGCCGCCGTAAATAGACCCACCTTCATAAGTCGGAGTGCCTGTTGCGGCAATATCTGACCCGGCGGCGTGGTATGTCTGCGGTTGCAGCACACTGCCGCCCTGGATGATGTTGCCGCTGTAGGTGCCATCCCCGAAGAGATAGCTTGCGGCAACTCCGAAAAACCAGCGTGGGTTAATGCTGCCCATGTTACACCGCCCACTTGCTGCCGATGTAGATCATTGCCGTGCCATCGGAGCGGAAGCAGTGTATGTCCTTCACCCCGTTGGCCGGGGCCGCGATGGTGCAGGCCGCGCCGTCTACCCGCCAATTGGAGTTCCAGGCCAGTGACTTTCCAGTGGTCCCGGTGACTTCGAGTACCACGTACTTGCCACGGGCTTGGTTGCTGGCCTGCCCAACGGTCGTCGTAGTTTCTGCCAAGGTGATGTAGCATTCCTCGTGCAGGTCGCAGTCGATGGCAAGTGCACCGCCTGCGGCTGCGATCACCCCGACAGGGGTAAAGAGGTGAGCCCGAGTACGCGCTGTCACCACATTAGACTTCATGGTGTTGGCGTCATAAGCCTGGACGGTAGTGCCAATAGCCGCAGCTTTAAGCGTAGTCGCATCATAACCCTGAACCGTAACTCCGATAGCCGCGGTTTTCAGTATTGTGGCGTCGGCGGGCTCGTACACTCCGCTGTGCAGGTGATTACCCTCCGCCACCGTTCCCGCCGTCGTGCCATAGGCCACGCCCATGTTGCTGCGCATTGCCGCAACATCCGCGCTGGCCAGCACCGCTCGAATCGCAGCGACGATGGTGAGCATGTCAGCGGTCGAAGCTCCTGTGAAATAAGGGAACTTATCGGCGGAGGGGGTAAGAGCTCCCAGTGCCGCGAGGGCCGCTGTGATGACTGCGGTCAACTGCTCATACCGCACCGCATCTCCGGCCACGGATCCCGCCGCCAACCCTGTGATCTTCTTCCCGCCCATGCTAAACGAGCCGGTGGCAACAGACTGTCCATCGCGCACCATGCACGCCGACAACGCGGCGGCAAGGTCCATCAGAATGGTATTGTAGTCCGCGGCTTTAATCAGTGCCCCGGAGACCGCAGGATATTGCGGGGAGGGGAGAGAGTAAGTGCCTGAACCATCGTAGGACATGGTAGCTCCTTTTAATTGGGAACAATAATCGGGATTACTTGTGCCAATCTAATCCAATCCATTACTTTCTACTGGTATCTTCTCTTCCCTGATTCCGCGAAGCCGACAATCCCGATACAGTATCCGCGAGTATGGCAGCTCGCATTTTGTCGGGAGCCATGTCGAGGTATTTCCCCAAGTCCCGTATACCATCTGGCGTATGGATGCTCTGGTCAATCCATTTGGCAATAGCCTCTTGGTTCAATCCCTTCGCGTAGAGACCAGTTTTGTAAAGAGGACTGTTGAGCCAAGACTGACCTACAGAGTCCACCAATGCGGGGGAACTGCCACGCTGCAAGTCCTTCAACTGCACGGGAAGTGACTCCCCGGTACGGTCGCGGGCGGCTGCGATAACCTGCATCTTCTTCGTCAGTTCCGGGATGTCCACACTCTTCGCCAGCTCCTCTAGGTCGGTGCCGGGGGAGAACGCGGAGGCATTGCGGGCCAACTCATGGACCAGCAATCCCTTGGCATCAGGAATTCCATTGAAGTTCCCCATCTTGTCCACCGCTACGTCAGCGCGGCGACTCGGCGAGGTCTGCTGCAATTCGCGAAGCACCTGCGCCAGATAAGTCGTGTTGGAGTCCGCTACGATGTTGGGGTTGTACGGGGAGGCCGCGAGGTCCAGGGGATCCATGTGCGACTGCGCATAGTTCATCCCCTTATTCAGGTTAGCCGCGGTTTGACTCACTGGGCCTTGCAGGGTATCCCCCACGGGGATGTTGTTGTTATCCCGCACCATACCCGGGAGGGAGTTGTTAACGGGAGCAGTCCCAGTCTCCTTTCCCGTAAAGTCCAGCACATGAGAAATGCGGTTGGGATCGTTGGCGAGGTTGACCCCGCGAGCAGCTGCTGTCCCTGCTTCCAGTTTCGGAGCTTCTGGATAGATGGTGCTCTTCCAGGCATTCTCCGCTTCCGTCAACCACTTATTAGTTTCCTTTGTGACTGCATTAGGTTCGGTAGAAGTGAACCCGCCCAGTCTGTTCTTGGTCGTGCGCCAGCCCTCGCCCAAAACCGTCTGATTGTCGAGGTACTTGGGCGGTTCGGGGGTAGGTTCAGCTTCCAGTAGTTTCGTCTTCGGAGCTGTGTCGAGTCCACCCTTCTCCCCCAAAGCCTGCATCTTGGGGTCACTGGGGTCAAGCTGCATGTTTTTAGCGGCTTGCAGGTATTCGTCGGAATAGGTAGAGGTCGGCACAAGTGGATTAGCCGCCGCCGTATCCTGCTCAGCCTTCCACGCCTTCCACTTCGGATCAACCAACTTTCCGCGCAGGGCACCCAGGGCCTTCTGCGCTTCATCGTTGGTGGGGTGTTGCTTCTGCAGAGCGGCAAGCTGCGCATCCAAGTCCGCCAGTGCTTCCTGCGACACGGGAGCGTTGGGTTGCCGAGAAGCAGCCTCCTTTGCCGCCATCCCCGCATCACTGCCCATGGACTTATGGAACTGATTGGCGGCGAAACGAGTCTGCGCAGAGAGGTCATGGGCTCCCTGCTCTTCCCCCAACGACCAAGGACTCTGCGTCATAAGCCCAGGGCTGGCGGATCCCGGAACACCTTGGTCGAGTATCTGCGGGATACGTTCACCTTGATTGGCGAGAGTGCGTCGAGTAAGAGCATTCTTCAGCGACGCCGCGTATTCCTGCATCGGGGAGAAGATGTTCTTTTCGCCGCCACCAAAAGCCTGAGGCATAGTGATGGGCATACCTTGACGCTCAGCTTCCCGCATCAAGGGGATAGCGCTCTCCATCTGGGCAGAGGTTGCACCAGCCTTGGGGAAGTCAGCCAAGGCGCGTTGCTTCTGGAGAGTACTGCCAGGGATAGCTGCGCGCACACCATAAACGGCAAGCGGGCCTCCCATGCCGAGAAGACCGGCAGTTCCCATTTTCATGTACGGGTTTTGATCCGCATCGGGGGAGCCGAAAATCCCCTGCGGATTGTCAAGCGCGCCTACGCCTTCCGCGCCGGTTACGGCGGCGGCTCCAAGCGGCATGGCATACTTCAGGTTCAACCCCGGAACCGGAACCATCGCCGCGCCCGCCGCGCCACCGACTACATCGGCCCCGCGCTGCAGTATTCCCGTCTTCGGTGTGATATCCGCGTTCTCCTGCGCATGCATGTGGTTCATATCGCTGCGGAAACGGTCCACCTTCTGTTCCCAGTCCCCATTCTGCGAAAGCCCAACCATGTCCGCGCCCTTAGCGAGGCCGCTGGCAGCGATTCCGGCAAGGTTCAGCGGAATGGTTTTCGGGGATTCGACCGCTTGGGTGATACCGGCGAGCGGCACCTTTACCACATCCTTCACCTTTTCCAGTGGGGACATCCCGACCCATACCCCGGAAGATTGCTCGTTTAACTGCTCCGGGGAACCCGCGTAGGGGGTGCTTGGGGTAGTGTTGCGGGAAAGGGGACTGGAATCAGCGGGAAGAGATACCCCCGCCGCCTTTGCAAGTAGTTGATCCTTTTCCGCTTCGGTGTGCAGGGAAGCCATGTCCAGTGCATCCGGCTTATCCGGGAAGCCGTAGACAACGCGCCCACTGGGAAGTGTGACATCCATATGAGAACCTCCCCGTGGTTACATCGGGTCTAACTGCTTGGTACGCGGATTGTACCGCATGTTGTTGGAGGGAGCGGGAGCGGGCGCAGTCGTTGGTTGAGTTGCCCCTGGAACCTGTCCCTGCCCCTGTCCCCCAACCGGAATTGCGCTGCTCTTGAAACTGCGGATAATCCCAGCCGCTTCCGGGTTCACCTTGCCAACCTGCGCCGCCTGCGCTTCCAGTGCCGCATTGGCCTGCTGAATCCGCTCGTTGTGCAGACCCGCCGCGACCTTGAGGCCCGCCGCGATAACTTCTTTGTTGGTGGAAAGGTCACGACCACCAGCAGCCTGCAGAGCCATCTGCAACGACTGCACATTGGGGCGCATGCCGGGATCAGTGGAAAGCGCGCCGTCGTGGGCCAACTGCTGCAGTGTCCCTTCGCTCAAGGCGGTGGAAAGGGCACCAGTCGCCGCAAGTTCCTTCGCAGAGAGGTTGGGGTTAAGCTGCTGCGCGAGGCTGGCAGCCGCAAGGCGTTGTGGCTGCAGGACACCAGTCATGGCTCCGTTGGCGAGGGCGGCTTGTGCCTGCCTATTTGCCGACAAAGATGCTGTGGATTCCTTGATCTGCTTGCGCGCCTCATCAATGGCAGACTTTTGCAGGTCTGCCGTGTTCTTCGCAGCAGTACTCTCCATGACGAAATTGGCGTTGTTGGTGTTGGAGTTCTGCATACCAACATTCTTGTTACTGTTGGTTTGCGGACTAACCTGTTCTATGGAACCATTAGCTCCCCTAGTCTGCGTGAACTGCGGCAAAGTTCCCTTAGGAACAACCTGCCCATTCTGCATCAGGATCTTATCCGGATCAAGCTGTTCATAAGGTTCCGCCTTCACCAGAGCTCCCTGCAGAGTCCCCGTGTTCGCCGCCTGCACCTTGCCCTGGTTCGACAGCCCTTCCATCCCCTTCTCGCGCATCATCCGGTTCATCAAGTCCCACTGCTTCTGCTTCTCCGCCATGATGGCGCGGACATCAGCATTTTGGGCCATCAGCCCTTCAGTCATGGCGCGCATGGGGTCACCATCGATCCACTTCCCGGGGACAAAGTCCTCACTGTCCTGTGGCACGACGGGTCCACTCTGTCCCGTGGGGAGCGAGTCGTTCCCGCGCATCTGATACCCGTTCGCGGTGTCGAGGTACTTCTGCATTTCCTGCCGACCAAGTGCGTTATAGTCCTCGCCGATCTTCATCCCCTTGTCGTCAAGTTCCTTCTGCTTGTTGGCAAGCAGTCCGGCGGACAGTGCCTGTGACAGTGCTTCAAATGGCGATTTCTTGACGGCGATGCGGCCAGCCATCTGCGTCCCGCCCTTGTCCTGCAACTGCTGCCCCATGAGGGCTTGAACGAGCTGCTGCTTGCGGGCGAGCTGAAGTTGCTGCTGCTGCACGGTCAGCGGAAGAGGGAGCGGCTTTACTCCGACATCTTGGGCGTCTGCACCCCAGCCAGCTTTACTTTGGACACTCATGTCTGCCATAGCGTTATCCTCCCTACCCGCCTAACCGAAGTAGCTGACTGCGCCAGCCGCGCCGAGCAATCCGCCCGCACCGATCATGGCATTCTGCTGCCCAACTCGTGCATTATAGGCGTTCAAGCCACCCTGGTATGCGTTGTTAGTAATACCCGCAACGTCCACGGAGCCCATGTTCACGCCGGTATTCTGCGGGGTGAAGGACGGGCTCCCCGTTGCCGTGCCGGACTCAATCGAATTGAGCTGAGCAAGCAGGTTGTTGAGTTGCGTATTCTGGTCCGTGTAGTTCTGCAGACGGCCTTGGTTCTCGTAGCCGTACATGGCGTTGGCGGTGGAGGGAAGGGCCGTCGTGGAGGCCAGCAACCCAGAAAGCCCCGCGTTGATGTTGGACTGCTGACCTTGGTTAGCCCCCTGCGCGGAGGTCATGAGGTTCATGGGGGTAGCGGCCTTGGCCTGGGCGTTCGCCATCCCCTGCTGATTGGCTTGCAGTCCCATACCGAACTGCGCCTGCTCCGCCGCCGTGCCCTCGGCAATCGCGTTATTCTGCGCAGTCTGGTAGGCGTCTGTCTTGGCTCGCTGCTGGTTCATGTAGTCACGGTTGTAGGCTTCGGAACCGTGGGTAATACCCTGGGCGGCGAGCTTGGCCTCCAGATCATCCTGAGCCTGCCCCCACTGGGGATCAAGGCGCGACTGCATCTGCCCGTACAGAGAATTGGTGACTTGGTCACGGTAAGCCGCATCAGCGGTAGGTACAGGAGCAACATTCGCGACATCCCCAGCGTACCGCCCTGCTGCTGTCTGCGCCTGCCCGGCTAACTGCGAAGCCATGGCGTTGTATTGCCCGGCCAATGGTAGCTGGTTCGCCAGATTCTGCTGTGCGGGTGCGACCGTATTCATGGCCGTTTGCCCCAGAATGGCACCGGAATTTGGGGCAGTTCCAAGGCTCGCCACGGGCTGATTCGCTACATCCTTCGCCAACCCGGCACGGTAGGCCAGTACGTCAGAGAGCGTACGGCCCGATCCCATCTGCTGGTCCAGGATATGCTGCGCGTCGGGGGTAAGGGTCTGCGTAGCAGTCCACTGGTTCTGCCCAGCGGTCTTACCAGTAGGTTGCCCGTTGGCATCGAGTACCGGCGCGGGAGAAGCCTGCGTCCAGCTCAGCTTCCCGAACGGGTTTACTTGGTTGTAACGGTCAAGTTCCGCCTGAGCAACTGCCGTTTCCTTATTCGCAGCGCCTTGGGCCGACGCCGTTGCCGCCGGATCTGGCTGGCTGGGAGCACTTCCGCCACCACTCATAGCTATACCTCCGGGCTGCCAAGTGCCTTGTAGCACTGAGCGCCTATTACTTTGTACCCACAGTAGGTCATAAGCTTTCGCATGGAGTCTCCGCCATAATGACCAGCGTATACTTCTCTGGCACCTAGCTCCTCGCAGACCCTGTCGGCCTCACGTAGAAGGAGTAGAGCGCCTCTGCCAAATCGCCAGTCCTTGCGGACAAAGAAGATATCGTGGGTCGCCACGATGCGGGAGGTATGAAAACTGGGCATTACAAAAAAGAACAAGTAGCCGACGATCTCGTAAGGCCCAGCAAAGAGGCATATCACACGATAAAGACCCTGGTCGTTGTGTCTAAAAATGGACGCAAAGTCGGGTCGGTACTGGACGTTGGAACTACGGTACTGCCCAGTTTCCAGCCATTGCTGGTGGACGAGAGCTTCAAGCTGCGTTGCGACCTCCTCCGTCGAGAAGTAGCGGACTTCCCGCGCTTCCAGCCGCATTACAGCAACCCGCCTAAGGTCACAATGCAATCAACTGCATTCCAGGTCAAGGAGATGTCCTTCAGTTGCAAGGCGAGGCGAAAGGAGATATAGCCGCCGGGCTTGCTAGAGACCGTGCGCCACTTCGCTTGAACCGATTCGATATCCCACGTAGCCGTATCCCAGTAAGCATTGTCCCAGTAAGTCGGGGTGCCGCTGCTGAAGGAACTGAAACTAGAACTGGTCGCGTAGTTGTCCGCCGAGAAGTCCGTATCGATACCGAGTTTGAATGAGACCAGGGAACTTACGGTAAAGTTGGGCTTCACCAGGGAAACATTCTTGTTCTTCCCCTTCGAGCCTAGATACATAAAGGCGGTCTTGGCGCGACAGTTGATAACCGCCCCGGCGTCACTCTGCCCATACCAGGCACGGTAGATCTTGTTTCCGTTAGCATAGTACAGATGACCCCCGAAGGAGCGTATGGTGGTTGGATTCCACCCACTGAATAGACACCAACCACTACTCACTGTGTTGAGGACAAGCTGGGAAGAGAGGTTACTGCGGCCACTAGAAATGCCCTGTGGGACATTGATGAACAGTGCCCCTTCGGAGATATGGTAGGTGAGTTCCCAGCCAGAGTTGGCCTTATACTTCTCCACGAAGTCATGGTAGGCCAACCTGATTTTGTCCGTCAGGGAGGTGGAGATACCCGGAGTTGCGCTACGCAGTGCCCCCGCCATCATAATCAGTCCGTTCTCCGTCAGAATCCCGACATCCCCACCAAGCTTGACTAGACAGCGACGTGACAGCGGCTTCGGCAGGTCGAATACGCCGACCAAGGACCAATAGGCAGAGTTGCTGGGATCGTAGCCCTCATAGACAACGACCTGACCTTCGCTAGTGACCATTGCGATTCGCTCAGTGACAGAGAGTGTGGTAGCGTAGGTCCAGTTCATGATGCCCACGAGATAGCCACCCTTGGAGCAGAGGACGGCGAGCGGAAATTCACTGAGCGCACCGGCAATGGCATTGACGCCACCGTACCAGAAACTGAGGGAGTCCTTGTAGGTGAAGTACAGGCGCGACTTGTACGCCATGACGGAAGTGAGTTTGGTCTGGTCGGGCGGACCTGTGTAGCTAGGGTTGGACCACACCGAGCCATCGTACTTGATTGGGGTGTCAGTCCCGTTCACGCCGATGAGGAAGGCCCCGCCTGCAGTGGTGACGTTGACGAAGTCCCAAACGGCGTTGGGGGTAGTCGGAGTGTAGGCAGGAGTGGTGGCGTTGTGTGGAGTGCCCGGCAATGTTAACCC